GATGACTATTGTAAAGATGAAGAAGTAAAAAGAGAAGTTAGGAAAACTAAACATCAGAAAAATACTATTTATTTTAGTGAAATATTATCTGATATTAAACCTAATTTTCAATTACCAATCTTTCAAAACTTTTATAAACGATTATTAGAACAAAAAGATACATTCTCTGAAGAATTAGTGGTTATTGAAGGTAAAACTACCTTAAAAATAAGTTATGGAATTGGAGGAGTACATTCTGTTAATAATAATGAGATTTATAAAGAAACAGATACACATTCTGTAATAACAAGTGATGTTGCGTCATTATATCCAACAAATATTATTAATTATAAGCTTATTAGATACCCTGAAGTATTAAATAAGTATTCATCAATTAAAGATGAAAGAATTATTGCTAAAAAGAATAAAGAGAAAGGTAAAGATACCTTCTTTAAACTTATTTTAAATGGTACTAGTGGTTTAATTGACAATGAATATTCATGGTTATATTATCCTGAAGGTGCAATGAAATTAAGGCTTATTGGACAAATAATTTTAACAAAATTAACTGAAGGATGTATAATTAATAATTGGCAAGTAATTAGTCTAAATACAGATGGAATTGAAGCTGTAATTCCTAAGAATGAACTTGAAAAATATTATGAGGTTGTAAAAGAAGTAGAAAAAATGTTTAATGTAATATTTGAACATGACTTTTATAAACAAATAGTATATTTTAATGTCAATAATTATATAGCTGAGACAACATCTGGTAAATTAAAGAAGAAAGGATTTTTTAAATATGGTAAAGATATACCTTTAGGTGATAGTGTTAATGAACAAGTTGTTGCTAAATGTTTAGAACAATATTACGTTAACAATATTAAACCTGAAGAAGTTATTAATAACCCTGAAAAATACAATCTTCATATCTATGATTTTTGTAAAAGTAATAAAATAGACAAATCTTATACAGTATATTGGGATGGTAAAGTTCAACAACAATTGAATAGATACTATTTTAGTAAAAATGCACCATATTTGTTTAAAAAGAAAAAGACTAAACATACTATGGAACATGTAAATGTTGGACAAGGAGTTGCTCTATTTAATAACTATGAAGAAAAATCATGGGATGATTATAAAATAGATAAAGCTTATTATATAAGTAAAGTTTATGAAATAATCACGGAATTAAATCACAATAATCAATTAAGTTTATTTTAATGAAAAAAAAACCTAGTGTAATTGTACCTAAAGAAACTTTAAGTAGACCACCTACTGAAGAAGTAAAAGTTACAAAAAAAGTAGAAGAAAGAGTTAGTGAACCAATTTACCCATTTGCTACTGATATTCAAACTGTTAATAAAGAGTTTCCTAAATTAGCTGAATTATATGCTGATTTAAAGGTATTAATTACACAGGAATTTGAAGGATTTAGAAGTAATGAACTGAAACGAAATTGGGGACATAGTGTTGCAAGACAGAGAATACTCATACGCAATTTTGAAAAAGAAAACAATATTAGTAGACAAGACCACCTAAGATGGGCTGGTATTATTTAAATTAAAAAACAATTTTCATAATGATTACACAAAAAGAAACAGTGAATAAAGTCGTTGAAGTTAAATCTTCAGATGAAATGTATATTGTAGATAGAAATATTCCTAAAGAAGATATTGAACGAGATTTTCTTCGTGAAAAAACTTTTATAGAGATGGAAAATAGAAGGTCTACAAAAATTTATGAAAATGATATTACTAAATTGGATTTAGAATTTTAACTAAAAAAATATGATAATTAATCTTCTATATGAAAATATACTTAAAAAGTATAATCTAAGTATAGAACAATATTTTATTCTTGAATGTTTAAGTTTAAAATTATATGATATTATTAATAAGAAGAGATATGATTTAGACATACAAAACCTATTTCGTAGAAAACTTATTGATACATTATCAGATAATGAAAGCTTAAATATTCAAGATTATTATGTAACAGATAAAGGTAGTGTTGTATTTCAAGGTCTTGAAATAGTTTATAAAGAATTAGGTGTTGAACCAGCAACTCCTGTTAATACAAACTATTTTGATGAATTTTGGAACACATTTCCTTCATCTGATAAGTATTTAAACTTTCCTAAATCAAGAATCCTTAGAGTAAGTAAGGATGAATGTAAGAAAAAATACTATAGTATATTAGCTAAAGGTAAATATACACATGAAGATATTTTAAAAGCTTTAAAGTATGAAATTGAATTAAATAATTCAGCTACAACTTATAAAGAAAATAAATTTAAATTCATGAAAAATTCTTCTACTTGGTTAAATCAAGCTTACTATGAAACATTATTAGATGATATGTCTTCTAGTGTTATTGAAAACAAAGACTGGTCAAGTGAAGTAATATAGTGTATAGTGAAAGATTAAGACAGCTTGAAGAAGCTAAAAAACATGTAGATAATGGTAAATTAAATTGTATCCCATTCTACGAAGCATATCCCAGATTAAGTAAATATTTACCTGGAATTGTTAAAGGTACTTATTATATTGTGTCCGCAAATAGCGGGATTGGTAAAACCCAATTAGCTAAACATATGTTCGTGCTAACACCATATAGGTTTATTAAGAATAATCCTGATTGTGGTTTAAAACTGAAAATATTATACTTTGCATTAGAGGAATCTAGAGAAGAATTCATTGATTCTTTAATAGTTGCCCATTTATTTGAAAAGTATGGTATATCAATTGATACTCTACAATTAAGAAGTATGTATAAGAATTCATTAAGTCAAGATATATTAGATAAATTAAAAGAGTGTCAAGAATATTTTAATGATTTATTTAATTGTGTTGAAGTAATTGATTCTGTATCAAATCCTACAGGTATATATAAATACTGTAGAGATTATTCTGAACAACATGGTAAACATATTCATACTACTAGAGAATTTACTGAAAAGGATTCCTTTGGAAATGAAAAGAAGACTAATGAGAGAGTTTATTCTCATTATGAACCTAATGATCCAAATGAATATGTTATTGTCTTAACAGACCATATTAGCTTATTAGGTGAAGAATCAGGTATGAATAAACATCAGACTATGAGTAAGTGGAGTGTGGATTATTGTAGAAAACAAATTACTAAACATTGGAAATATATAGTAGTTAATATTCAACAACAATCTAGTGAAAGTGAGAAACAACAGTTTACAATTAGTGGTAAATCTATTGAGAGTAAATTAGAACCTAGTCTAGATGGATTAGGTGATAATAAAATGACTCAAAGAGATGCATTAGTTGTATTAGGATTATTTGCACCTGATAGATATGGTATAGAAGTACACAATGGTTATAATATAAAAGTTTTAAAAGATAACTATCGTCAACTTTCTATATTAAAGAATAGAATTGGGAGAAGTAATTTAAAAATACCATTATATTTCAAAGGTGAGTCAAATCACTTTGAAGAGTTACCTCCTGTAGAGGAGTTTATACAAAATCCTTTATTATATAATAAATATAAAGGTGGTTAAATTAAATTATAAGAAAGAAAGAGTAATTTAAGATTGAAAAGGTAAAGTAAAATGAAGAAAAATTGGCAATTATATTACCAAAAGAACAACAAAAAAGTGATTCCACATTAGTAAGTCAATTAATAATTGTGGCGCATCAAGGTACAGGTAAAACTACAGCCGTATCTAAACTAGATTCCTGTTTACTATTAGATTATGAAAATGGTTCTAATCAAGTATCAGGATTAAAACTTAATCTTATTAAGGAGGCAAACCTTGCAGGTGTAAGTTTATTAAAGACACACTTTGAAACTGTTGAAGCTATTAAAAAAGCTAATCAAGAAGCAGGTAAGTTTGTGTATAGATATCTAGCAATAGATAATGTAACTGCATTAGAAAAATTAGCACGTACCAAAGCTACTATTGATTTTAAAAATAGTATAGTAGGTAAGGGTATGATGAATAAAGGTGCTATTATTAATGATGTAGTTAGTGATGTACCTGAAAGTGGTTATCTATGGCTTAATAAAGCTTGGGATGACTTATATACAAGTTTGCAAGGATTAGTTTCTGATGCCATTATCTGGATTGCACATAGTAAACAAGGTTCTATGATGAAAGATGGTGTGAAATTAGAAGCTAGTGATATGCAACTAACAGGTAAGTGTAAATTGGATTTATTACGTGATGTTGATGCCTGTGGTACAATGTACAAAAAAGATAATAACACAGTGATGTTATCTTTTAAAACTAATGAGAGAGACTTAACTATTAAAAGTAGAGCATCTCATTTAACAGATACAGAATTTATATTTTCACAAAAAGATGAAAAAGGAAATATAACTGTAAACTGGAATAAAATATTTTTAAAATAAGAAAATGAAACAATGAAATTTAAAGTAATTGATAATATTGGTGGTAATAATTATCCAATAGGAGCTATTATTAGTCTACCTGATGATAAAGCAGAAATATGGCAAATGAAAGGTAGTCTTAATGAATTAAGATTAGATTTTAAAGATCCAAGAAATAGTGATTTATACCCTCATTATGCATATCCAAATTGGAGAGGTAATACCATAAGATTTGATTCTGTAGTGCTTATTCCTGAAACGGGTCCTGAAAAAGTTTCTCTTGTAAAAAAGAAAATTCGTAAGACACATGTACCTGATAAGTATAAAGAAAATATGGTAATTAATCTTAATAAAGATAGAAGTACCTTATATTTGTCTGCTACTTTAAGAGATACTTTATTACATCAATCTAACAGAATTGGATTTGCTTTTGATGCTGATAAGAATACACATTATGTGTATTGTGAGATGGAAGATAAAGAAGGTTATGAGGTAAATGAAGCTGGTAATATTGAATCTGTTGCAGAATGGCGAGATTTAAATAATCACTTTAATAAAACTGAAGTGTATGTAAGTCCTGTTGTAGTACAAGATGTAGATAATCCTGATTATTTATTCTATGAAATTATGGCAAATAAAGCTGTAAAAGCTCCAAAGGCTACTAAAAAATCTAGTACATCTTTAATAGAGGAAATGCGTGCATTTTCATCTCATTATGATGGATTTCTAGGAAAAAATCCTGTATCAGGGTTAATGGATAATGTGGAAGAAATTAAACCTGTAAAAGAAACTTATAGGGATTATGGTAATACAGGATTATATAATACACCTAAAAGTAAACAACCTCATACGAGTACTATTGACCCTTATATAATGAGACTCGCTGATTTACATCTAGAATCTAAATCAGATACAACTATACCAAATCCTTCTGAATCTGTAGAAAAAGTTATGTCTGATAAAGATGTTGAACAACAGAAATTATATAATGTAGGTTATACAAATGCTGCTACGTTACAACAACAGTATGGTGATAATATTACTAAAGTAATTTTACATGATGATGGTATTAGCACACCTGAATACATTCGTGTTGGTAGTGAAAATGGTTCATCAGGTACATGGTTAAAAGATACTGAAAGATCTATTAGTGATTATATTGATAGATATGTTGCTGGTAAAGAGAGTTATAATGATAACCCTATTCTTCCTGACACATTTGAATTAAAATTGAAAGATGAGTCTTCTGATACTCCTAAATCAGAAACAAATAAACAACAATAATAATGTTAAGTACAAAAAACGTAGAAGTAAAAGAAACAACAAAGATTAGCTCATATTTAACAATAGGGGTAACTAAGATTAAAATTAATAATATTGATACTAAAGTATCTTCAAAAGGAAGTTATCAAGTAGTATTTCATTGTGAAGGAGAACCTGTATCAGATCCTAATTTCAAAGGAGTTGATGGTGCATCTGGACCTGTAGGAAGAATTACAACTTCTTATTTAGGTAATGAATCACAAGTGTCAGAATTCATTGAAAAAATTGCAATTTTAGCTACTAAATTAGGTGTGAAAGATCAAGTTGATACTATTACAGCTTCGGATGTTAAAGAACTTGTAGATAAGGTATCTCCTGTTCTATCTGGTAAATATTTCTTTGGACGTATTACAGGTGAAGAATATGCTAAAGCAACTGAAGGTGTAGGTGTAAACTTACATTTCTCTAAGTTTGGTGCATTTGCTTCACTTGCAGAAGGTTCTGAGAAATTAAAACCTATTGATAAATCAAATCCTTATGATTATAAGAAAGTAGAAGCAGCTCCACAAGGAACTGTTACAGATTTATCATATTAATATGAATTGAAAGAGGGGGGAGAAATCTCCCCTTTTTTATTAAAATAGAATTATGACAAAAACAGAGAAACATAAGTTACCTTGGGTAGTTAATCCTATCTTTCAAAATCAATTTAATGTTATAGATAATACTTGTGAAGATGTATGTGATTTTTGGGTATATAAAAAAGATACAGCACAAGCTGAAAGGGTTGAAGATATTTTATTTTATGTTAACAATTATGACTTAATATTACAAGGTTTAAAATTAGCTTATAATAATGGAGCCTCTGATGAATTGAAAATTGTAATTGATAAATTATTAAGTGTTAACAACTAAAAATATTAATGTATTTGAAGGAATATTAACTGATAAAATATTAAATAGAGTTTCTGAAGAAGAGATATTTCGCAGATATGTACCTTTTAGTTTTGATATAGGTAAAATATACATTAGTCCTTTGAGAAGTGATGATAAAGTACCATCTTTTGGGATTTACTTTAATAATTATTTCAACAAGTTGATGTATAAAGATTATAGAGAAAAACAAGGAGATTGTTTTAATTTTGTTAAAGAACTTTATGGTATTACTTATAGTAATGCATTACAAAGAGTTTGTAAGGATTTTAATTTAGATTGTCAAACAGACAATTATAAACCAGAGTTATCTGTAAAAACTTATCAGGCTGTTAGTGATAGATATAAAATTAAGTATTCAATTGTAAGAAAAGAGTTTACATCTAAAGATATTGCTTATTGGGAGCAGTATGGAATAGATATGAATACTCTTAATTTCTTCAATGTATATAGAGTATATAAACTTTATATGAATGGGTATTTACATAGAATATCTTCAGATGATTATCCTACTTATTGTTATTATTTTCCTAGAACTGATAACATGAAACTTTATTCACCATTTAATACTAAAAAAGATAAATGGAAAAATAATGCTAATAATGAATGGGATATACAAGGATATGACCAATTACCTGAAACAGGAGATGTATGTATTTTAACTAAAAGTATGAAAGATGTAATGACATTATATAGATTGGGATATAATGCTGTTGCTACTCATAGTGAAAGTGAATTTATTAATCCTGATTTTATCAGGCATATTACAGGTAGATTTAAAAGAGTTATCTTATTATTTGATAATGACAAACAAGGTAAGGCTTATACTGAAAAATTGTCAGAAAAATTCTGTTTAAATTATGGTTTTATACCTGAAGAATCTGGTCAAAAAGATATATCTGATTACTATAAAGAATATGGTAAAGAAGAATCAACAAAATTACTTAAAAAATTAATATATGAGTCAGATTAGTAGTTTAATAGATTCGTCTTGGGAAAAGGTTATTATACCTTTTTTTGAATCTAAAGAAGGTTTAGAAATATTACAGTTTCTAAAAGAGGAGGGACAAAAAGGTAAAATTATTTATCCAAGAAATAAAGATTGTTTTAATGCTTTTAAGTATACAAAATATAATGATTTAAAGGTTGTGTTGATTGGATTAGATCCGTATGTAAAAGAAATAAAAGGTGAACCTGAAGCATGTGGTTTATCATTTAGCTATATACCAAAATCTAAATTAGATTTTCATACACCTAGATCATTAAAAATTATATTAAAAGAAGTAGAAGATGATGTTTATGATGGATTAAGATTAC